GAACCGCTTCATCTTGGATTTTGCCAATGTTCAGTAGGGACTTATATAATATTTATGTTCCTGATATTCAATCTTGGAATAAAACTGTATATAAATTTGCTTCTTGGAATTTAGTAAATCAAGAAGGACTTGACAATCAATATAGTTTATCAAATACGGATTTTATTTATAATCCAAATTATAATTATACTAAAACAGTTACTTCAACTTCTTATACTTCAAATGAATATAAAATAGCAGAAGTTCCGCAAGATGATGAAGAATACACTGAAAGAATTTATGATAAAAATTGGAAAGATTATTTGAATGATTTGTATGACAGAAACACAAGGGATATAACGGCTTATGTTGATTTGTCTGGTTTTGGCGATGCCAATTCAATTATGAGAAACTTTTATTCATATAAGTCTCATCTTTGGATTATAACAAAACTTGAAAACTTCAAAATTGCTGAAACAGTTCACGATAAGTTCACTAAAGTAAGATTACATAAAATCAGAAATATAGGTACTTGGACAAACTAAAAACCTTTATAGTGTTCTTTATATTTTAATATAAAATATTAGAACACCAAAATAATTTATATTTTTAATTAAAATTATAATTATGGCTATTGAACAAAACGAAATAAAAAAAGTTATTACTGTAGATTTAGGAAATACAGCCACATCACTTAAAGAATATAAAAAACATATTGATGACCTTAAAGGTTCATTACTTCAATTGGATGAAACATCAGAAGAATATCAAAAGATTGCTGAAGAAGTTAAAAACGAACAAGATAAATTAAATGAAGTAATGAAGGTTGGTAAAACAGCTACAGATGCTGCTGAAGGTTCTTATGACAAGTTAGCCAAAACTATGGCTGAATTAAAGAAACAGTGGAAAGCTACTGGTGACGAAGCAGAAAGAACTGAATTAGGAAAGCAAATTCTTGATATTAACAACCAATTAAAAGAACTTGATGCTTCTACTGGAAACTATCAAAGAAATGTTGGTGACTATGCCAATGCTTTTGAACAGGCATTTGATAAATGTTTGGATGGAATACAATCATTAGATGGTCCACTTGGAGAAATCGGAGGAATGACAAAACAACTTCTCCCAGTTATTAAATCAATTAATGCAACCGCTATATCAGGGTTAAGTGGAATTAAAAAGGCAATTGCTTCAACAGGAATTGGCTTATTGGTTGTTGCTGTAGGTATGCTTGCTGCTCATTGGGAAGATGTTAAAAAAGCCGTTAATGGATTAAATCCAATAACACAAAAATATAATATGCTTCTTGATGAAACAAAAAGAAAAGTTGAAAGTATTAAGCGTGAGTGGGAAATAACAAATATGGCCCAACAAGTTCACCTTGAAGTTATGCAAGCACAAGGAAAATCAACTATTGAGCAATTAGAGTATATAAGGGATAATGCAAAGAAGAGATTAGAGGACCTTGATAAAGCAAATGCTAAATTAGCACAAGGTATGAAAGAAGCCGAAAAAATGATAGAAAATGGAGCAAAAGCAGAAGACCTTTTTGGCGGACAATATACTCAAAGATTAACTGAATATAATGAATATGGTAAACAGCGTCTTCAACTTACAAAAGAAATAAGTGATGCTGAATGGCAAATAAATCTGGAAAATATAAAGTTAACTACAGAACAGAAAAAGAAAGAAGAAGCCGAATTAAAAGCAGAAGAAGAAAAAAGAAAATCATTAGCTGCTGAAAGAAAAAAACAATCTGAACAAGAGAGAAAAGAGGCCCAAACTTTATATGACACTGTTAGAAAAAATTCTTTATCTGAATTAGAATTATTGGAAGAAAACTATAAGGAACAAAAGGCAAAACTTGAAAAATTCGGATTTGATACTACAGAATTAACCAAGCAGTTCGAAAAAGATAAAAAAGAAATAATTGCCAAAGGAGAAGCCGAAATACAAGCAATTGAAGATGAAAGATACCAAAACATTAAAGATAGGTATGATTCAGAGGCAGAACAATTGTTATTTGAAGCTGAAAATGAAATAGAAAATGAGCAAAAATTAGCAGATGCTAAATATCAAATTGAGCAAGACTTATTAGAAAAGAAGATAGCACTTCAAGAACAATACATTGAAGAATACAATGGAGACCAAGAAGGACTAATAGCAGCTGAAGAGGAATTAGACCGTCTAAGACAGCAAGTAGCAAATAATAAAATTAAATATGAAAAAGAAACCTCAGACTATGTTAAGAAAACGGCTGAGGAAGAAAAAAAGGCAAAAATTGCAACATTGAATGCTACATTAGGATTAACATCAACTGTTTTAGGAACTATATCTGAAATGTATGAGGAAGGTAGCGAAGAACAAAAAAATCTTCAAATTGCTGAAACTACTATAAATACATTATCAGGTGCTATCGGAGCATTTATGCAGGCAATGTCAAGTTATCCTGCCCCATATGGAGCAATTATAGGTGCAATAAGTGCTGCAAGTGCTACAGCAGCTGGTATTGCTCAAATAGCAAAAATAAAATCAGTTAATAAAGATTCTGCTTCAGCATCAATAGCATCACCGCAAATATCAACACCATCAATGACAAGCGTAAATCCTTTATTAGACGAAACACAAGATATAAATAGATTTAATATGTCAGGTATGCAAGGAAATTCTCAAGAACAAAGTAATATGAGAGTTTATGTTGTAGACCAAGATATTAGGGATGCAAATCAAAAAGCAGAAGTTGTTGAAAACAATGCAACCTTTTAAAAATTAAACAATTTTGTTTGTTTTTATATTATAAATTAAAATCTAATTAAAATTAAAATTATGAATAACATACCTGTTTTTGAAGCATATATAGACAATCTTGAATGCGGTATTTATAAAATATCGTTAGTAGATTTGCCTGCTGTTGAATCAGACTTTGTTTATTTCAACAAGCAAGATAAGGTTATGAAATTCAATATTGAAGATGAAGAACAAAGAATGGTCACTGGCGTTATTATGAGGGCCAATTTTAATATTTATCGTTACGATGAAGAATTTGGTGAATATTACATAAAGTATTCTCCTGAGACAATTAAAATTATGGCTGAAAAAATGATGTCAGATGGTACTTTCAATAATATCAATATAATGCATATGGATGGCACTGATGTAGAAGGCGTTAATTTGGTTGAACTTTTCATTAAAGACACAGAAAAAGGAATTAATCCTTCAAATTTTGATGATATTGAAAACGGGTCATTATTTGCAACATACAAGATAAACAATGATTTAATTTGGAATGAGATTAAAAACGGTACATTCAGAGGATTTTCATTGGAAGGCATTTTTGATATTGATAAGGTAGAACTAAGAAAACAAAATAATAATTATAATTCATTTTTAAATACTATGACAAGATTATTTAATAGATTTTTAAAATCATTTGTAAAGTGTGGTTCTGTTGAAACCGACAAAGGCACTCTTTATTGGGTAGGTGAAGCCGATTTACAAATTGGTGATGAACTTTTCTACAATACTGAAAATGAGGAAGCAGTTAAGGTTGAAGATGGAGAATATACACTTGAAGACGGAACTGTAATTGTTGTCAAAGAAGGTTTAGTTTCAGAAATCCGTGAAAAAGACGGAGAACAAGAAGGCGAACTTGATATGGAAAAGAAACAATGTATGGAAGAAGAAGTAATTGTTGAAGACCCTGTTGAGGAAGTTGTTGAAGACGAACCTAAAGATGACAAATATGACGAACTTAAAAGAGACATTGATGATTTAAGAAAAGAGCACGATGAACTTAAAGGCATCGTTGAATCACTTAAAGACACTCTCAATGCTATTCTTGAAAAACCTGCTGCCGAACCAATAGTTGAGGAATTTAACAAAGTTGTTGGTTCAAAGGTGGAAAATGGTATTCCAGTATTTGGCTCAAGGGCTAAAAGATTTAATTAAAATTAAACAAAATTATAAGTTTTTATATTTCAACTTAAAAGATAATAATAAATTCAAAATAAATTAAAATTAAAATGGCTAATTCATATAATGTAAACGCATTACCTAATTATGTAGACCAAATGCGTCCTGAATTAATTGCTAAGTCAGTTATTGGTGCTAAATCAGCTGGTTTGTTTAATCTTCAAACAGGCATTAAAGGCCCTACTGCTTTAAACCTTATTTCAAGTAATGTTGTTTTTGGTGACGGTTCTGCTTGCGGTTGGACTGAAAGCGGTGCAACATCATTGTCTCAAGCAGTTCTTACTCCAAGAGCTCTTAAAATCAATATGTCAATTTGTGACAAGACTTTGTTAAGCAAATGGGCTAACTATTTGGTTAAAGTTCAAGCAAACAAACTTGACAGTGACCTTCCATTTGAGGAATATTTCATTGACGATGTTATCAAGAATGTTAAAGCTGGTATCGAAACAATGATTTATCAAGGTGACAGTTCAAATGCTAACGCTGTTGAATTTGATGGTCTTTTGAAGACTTTACAAGCAAACGGTAATACTACAATTGTTACTACAGGTGCTTCAAGCGTAACTTCTTATAATTTCATTAAGCAAGTTGCTTCACAAATGCCTGCTTCAATCCTTGACAAAGAAGACCTTGTAATTTTGGTTTCTATGCCAATGTATATGTCATATATCCAAGATTTGGTTTCTGCTAATTTGTACCACTACAATCCTGAAAACGGTGAAAATGAATACAAACTCCCAGGAACTAACATAAGGGTTATCGGTGTTAATGGTTTGAACAACACTGCTTCATTTGACTATGCAATTGGTGGTTCTTTGAGCAATATGTTCTACGGAACTAACCTTGAAGATGGTGAAGAAATCTTTGACTTATGGTATTCAAAGGATAATAGAGAGTTCAGACTTGCTATTGAATTTGTTGCTGGTGTACAAGTTGCTTACCAAAACGAAATTGTTCTTGGAAAGAGAGCAAAATAAATAAATAATGAGAGAGGACCTAAAAATCCTCTCTCTTAACCTCCCTAATAATAATCAAATTAAAAATAAATTAAAATTATGAGTTGCACACAAATATTAAGTGGAATACAAGTAGATTGTGAACCTTCAATGGGGGGCTTGAAAGTTGTTTATATTGCCAATAGTAGCGATGTAACGGATTTTGAAGTTACTGATGGTCAAATTACATCAATAACAATGGCTTCAGGTAAAACTTTCAAAACTTATTCTTTCCGTAGAAATACAGCAAGTATGACATCTACACTTTCTGTTGACCCTGCAAATGGTACTTCAGTTGCAACAGATGTGGCACTTTCATTCTTGAAACAAGACACTCAAAAGAGACTTGAAATTTCTGCATTGTCAATTGGAGAATTGGTTATGATGGTTCAAGATGCTAATGGCAGATATTGGTTCCTTGGAAAAGATATGCCTGTTATGGCAAGTGCTGGCGGTGCTGAATCAGGAACTGCTTATACTGACGGAAATCGTTATACTATAACTCTTCAAGACAATTCAAAGGATTATCCTTACGAAATCAAAACAACTCCTGCTACAGAAGGTGATACTGATTTTGTCAATATAAATTCTATTGTCACACCTAACTAAAATTTGATGTTTGAGATAAAACAGTAAAATACATTCCACATATGAGTTTTGCCTTGACCCGAATGGGTTGAGGCATTTTTTTTGTCTAAACAAGAAACCGTTTTTTTATATTTTTAATTAAAATTACAATAAATTATACTAATTATGATTATAATTTCAAACAAAAATATTGAAAATTCAGTGTATTTTCCACAAAATATCTATACAAACAACAATGATATTTATACTGTTGTTTTGAACGATAGAGGTACAAACAATAAATACACTTTTAGTGGACTTGATGATAAGCATTTAGTACAATTCAGTTTTTATACTTTTTTCATTAATTTTTCAAATGTTCCTGAAGGCGAATATGAATATTCAATTATTGATTCCAATAATGATATAGTAGCAACAGGAATAATAAGATTAAACGAATTGGAACAAGAAAACATAATTTATAATGACAATAGAACTTATATAGCATATGACAAACAGTAAAAAAAATAATCTTGTCATAGAAAAAGACAAGAAACAGACAAATGTAAAACTATTGGCAATTGACCAATTTGTAACAAGCAATATTGTTCTACCTACTGAAATATTTATGAAAGATAGGGATTTTGTAGGTTGGGGAGAAGTTAATAACTATCCTGACTATATTGAGGACCTTTACCAGAATGTTTCAACACTACAATCAATTATAAATGGAACAAAGGATTATGTATGCGGTAATGGTGTAAAATGTGAAGTTATTAATTTTCAAAATCAAATAAATAGGGATGGAGATACAATTGAAGATTTGCTTGAATGGATTGCTATTGACCTTGTTAAATTCAACGGATTTGCCCTTAATATTGTTAAAAACAAATTAGGAAGTCCTGCCGAAATCTATTATCTTGATTTTAAGCGTGTTCGTTCAAACAAAGAAGGTACAAAATTTTATTATTCAACCGATTGGGGTAAATCATATGGAAGGGTAAAATATACGGCATATGATTCTTTTTTCAATAAAGATGCTGGAGCCAACACAATATTTTATTTGAAAAATGATAAAAACAGAGTATATCCAACTCCTATGTATGCAGCCGCTGTTACCGCCTGTGAAATTGAAAAGAAAATGAATGAATACCACTTGAACAACATTTCAAATTCTTTTAGTTCAAACTATATAATTAATTTTAATAATGGTAGGCCAAGTGATGAAATTCAAGAGGAAATTGAAATGGAAGTATATGACAAATTCTGTGGAGTTGAAAATAGCGGAAGACCTATGTTAAGTTTTAACCAAAACAAGGATGCTGAAACAACAGTTACAAAGATTGATGCAGATTCATTCATTGACAAATATAATACGCTTGCTGAAAGGTCACAACAGGAAATATTTACTTCATTTAGAGCCACACCTAATTTATTTGGTATTCCAACAAAAACTACTGGATTTTCAGAACAAGAGTATAATGAAGCATATAAACTTTATAATAAGACAGTTATAAAGCCATTACAAAAGAAAATCATCAAGGCATTTGATAAGATTTTCAATATGAAAAATTCAATAACAATTGTACCATTTGAAATGGATGCACTTGAGGAAAAAACTGAAGAATAATTATGAAAAATGTTTTACTTACAAGTCCTGATTTTGTTAGATTAAATTCTAATATATCTGATAATGTTAATTCAAAAGTACTTGCAACTGCAATAAGAGAAGTTCAAGAAGATGAATTACAGGAAATTCTTGGCCAACTTTTATTTGAAAAACTTCAAGACCTTGTTGAAAGCGGAGAAATATCAAATGAAGAAAATGCAAAATACAAAGAACTTTTAGACAAAGCACAAATGTTTATAACATATAGAGTTATAGCAGAAA